TTATTGACACTCTCCAGGAATGTTGTTCGTATTACTTCGCAACGGGTAGAATTGATCGGCACGAATCCAAGCAATTCTAATCTTTCCATTGTCAACATACGGACGCATAGCAAAGCCACCGGCAACAATCCCCTTTTCAAGGTTAGTTTCAAACTGATTATAGAAATCATTATCAGTAAACACTTCATCAATGTAATCATTAACGGCTTCATCGCTGAAACTGACTTTAGCCTTTTGGTTGAAGACGATTGAAGCTAAACGTCTAGCCGCTGTCTTCGTCATATTGACCGTGTGCCGTTTTCGCCGATGAATATTTTTACCAACATGTTCAGTGATGCTGTCATAATCATTGCGGTAAAAACGAAAGTCCTTGGCAATCCGCTTATACTCACTAATCGGCATATTCACTCGGTTATCATCTGTAACATCAATTAAACTGCCATTCATACCAATCTTTGCACCTGCCTTTCTAAATAAGTTACGAATACCTTCAAACATCGCAGCACCTCCCTAAAGAAAAAAGCCGCTAATTAGCGACCCTTTTATTTATTGTTTTAGTAGTTTGACGATTAAATCATTTCTCGCATTATGAGCGTCATCTTCGTTCTTGAATGTCGATGTGTGATATTTATGCCCACAAAATGAAACTTGGCCTATAAACTTACCGCTCTTAAGCTTGGTGGTACCTCTTGTTTGTATTTTGCTTTGTATCAAACGCTTTTTGTTTCTGCACTTTTCAGAACAAACATCTTTTTTTGAATATTTGTTAACTTTGAATGATTTTCCACAAACTAAACAATGCCTAATCTCATCATCAACACCAGACTTTTTTCTAAATGCACTTTGACAAGCTGGAGAGCAAAATTTTGAGCGGCTAAATGCTGCTCTATAAACCTTTCCACAGTTTTTACAACGTTTAATGTATCGCTTCTTAATTTTCTTTCCACGATGAGCATCAGAATTAACTTGTCTGCCCTCTAAAGTGCGATGCCACTGTGCAGCGGCTGGTCTAGCATTTTCATCAAGATTTTTTCTCCATTTAGGAAGCATTTTGTTATAATCATGTTCTTTATGATAAGCAAGATGTTGTTTTCTAGTTAAGCATTCTAAGTTATTAATTTCATTGTTGTCCTTGTTTTCGTCAATATGATTAATTTCCATACCATCAGGTATTTTCCCATTATGCTTTTGCCAAACATAAACATGCAGTCTCATGCGAGAAACACCTATTTTTTTAGTTGAAAGATAATATCCCGTTTTATCATCTTTTCTAAACTTGTAGCCATCAATAAAACCATACCCATCCTTATACGTTACTTCGCTCACTGTAATCACCTCACATATATTGTAACATACAATATATGGTATGATCACTGTTGTTAATACTTCAAACCGAAATCTCTTAGATTATCTAACACAGTATACATAAATGCATCTACTGTATGATCATTTTCCTTAATCACTTTTGGGTGGTCAGATTGAAGTGTGTTCTCGTCCCACCGATAATCACGCTGTTGGCGAATGAAGATCTGATTTTCTGGAGTATCAAGATAATAAACACGCCCAGTCGCCAAAAGGTTCTGGACGTTATCAATCATTTTTGTTTTCTTCGTTTTAGCTACATGATGATAGTGCTGATTGTATTGTTTGTACATTTCATGATCTAAGGCAAAATCACTCGTCGCACTATCGGCTGATTGCTTGTAGAAGTGACGTCCCCATTTGTCAATCCAACGTTGCTCGGTATCGTGTAAATCCTTAGCAATATCAGATGGGGCTTTCTTGTGAACCTTACCAACAGGGTCATAGTAGTACGTATTTAACACAATCACTCGCTTCTTACGGGTTAAAGCAACACATAGCTCTGTTGTAGCCGAAACTTGTTGTCCGCTATCCTGCCCCGTATAAAGTTCCATGATGTCGTCATCGTCCGGGAACTCTTTCAACGGGTGGAATAGTTCAGCGTTGTAAATACTATTACCCAGCCCAATGACTTCACCTAAATACATCCATCGGTAGTAATCATAGTCATTTGCCTTAACTGTATTAATTTCGTCTAGATAATCTTGTGACAATATGTTAGGTAATGTGACATCTTCATATGTTGAATGGTCCACATACCAGCCGGGTAATTTTTCTTGTTGTGTAACCCATTCATTGATCCATTCGTATGGGTTCTTAGGTGGATTATAACTGTAATATGTAACAACGTGAGCGCCTGGTGGCAAACGCTTACGAGTAAATGAAGCGCGCACCATGTCTACTTCTTGCCAAGAATCAAATTCAGCCAATTCTTCAAACCAAAGATAACGTACATAACCTTGTGCTATTATCATTGATTTCAGTTTTTGTGGATCATCAACACCGCTAAAATAAAAAGCTGTCCCGTTACGTTTATCAACAATTCGATACGGCGACTTTTTGAACTCAAAAAGACTATCTACATGTAGCATGTAAATAGCCCATTTAATTTGCTCGTAAACTGACAATTCAATCGTATTAGCAACCTTCCGCATAATTAACACATTGGCATGTGAGTCTTGCAAGAAGTCCATCACTAATTGGAGACTGATAACAGACGACTTAGTAGAACCACGTCCGCCCTTCAAAACTTTATTCAAAGAATGAGAGAACAACACACGGTCGAAATGAGGGCATATCATGTTATCAGCATTAATCGTTATTTGCTTTTCCATCCTTTACGCTCCTATCATTTCTAACTATGTTTATCATCAAATCATCAGCCACATTATTAGTTAATTGTTCAGCTTTACGTTCGGCAATATCAGCTTCTGCATTAGCCTTACGGACTTTAGCACGTGTAAGCTCTGGTGTATCGTTATCGGAGAGCATACCAGCCATTTTAAGCAGTGTAGTGGCTGCCTGTAAGCGCACCATTTCAGAATTTGCATTAAGTAACTTAACAGTTGTCTGCAATGCTTGGCGTTTCAATCCCGTTTTAATTTGACGATTAATATAGTCAGCCATGCCAACTTCATACCATTCTTGTGCTCGCCATCTTGATACGGTTTCGCTATTTTTACGTCCAATTTCAGACGCAATGCTTGCGTTTGTATGATTTCCTTCAAAGTCAAGCCTGATAAGGGTTTGTTGGCTCTTTTTTAATCTATCAAAAGGACCTAAAATTGACTTTTTATCTTTTTTCATGGCATCTCACCACACCACCTTTCTAAATATTCAAATCATTTGCATGTAAGACTGAATAGAGCATGTTTCCTAAAGGATTAATAATATTTTCATCATTATAACTTTCTGTTGCTCCCGTTTCCCAGAGCATAGCATGGAGTAACTCGTGAACTAGCGTCTGCATTATATGCTGTTCGTTCAATGATTTATCAATGTAAATTACCCCCTTAGCGTAATCTGTATACCCCCATACATGCTGCTTATTGCTAGGATCGATTAAATTTTCTTCAAGTGTAATAGAATAGTTAACCCCACCGACATTAAGCTTGCTAATATGCATAATATTTTTCCTCGCTTATAATAGTATTAAGGAGGTGACAACATGAAAGAAAATAGACATTTTCCAGCTAATCCACACAAGACAGGCCCTAAAACTGTGACTGTCCGCCCATCTAAAAAACAACCCGGATATAGACGAACAAAACCGCGTCACTTTGGTAAATAATATAGGAGGCCAGCCGACCCTAAATAGTTTTATGGGGATGTTTAGTGCAAAATAAAAGACGGTATCTCTACCGTCTTGAATATTTATTTTTAGCTGGCAAGCGTTGACCTGTCGGCTTTTTCTTTTGCTTCATATGTCTATCAGCTTTGCACAACATCAAGTATTCCTGCTTAGATGCCACCAAACCGAATCGTTTAGTCTGATACATTTTTCCTCCAAACAAACAAGCCAGCGCTAGGCTGACTTGTTATTTAATACAATTAATAATTAATGTTGAAGCAACAATAACTATCCAAAGATAAAAACAAAGAAATGATAAAAATTTAGTAAATCTTTCCATCATGATGTTTCTCCAAGAAATTAGTATGTCCTCTCAAGGAATTAAATTGTTTATCAAATTCCTGGCACTTTTCAACTCCTTTAATTGATCTGACTGCTTACTATGCTAAGAGCCGGAATCGAACCAGCTTCATGCGCAGGTTTCCGTTGAATCGCATAAAATTTCCACCTGTGCTCTCACCAGAGAACGTTAGCGACAGAGAGTTTGTGAAAAGCAGGTGACTATCAACTCCTTTAAATTGAATTGAGTGTCATCTCTATCTCTTTGCTTGAAGCACTGTTAAACATTAAAAGAGGAGACTTAACATCTCCTTTAATTGATTGTGCTTCAATATGGAAGGCATAAAACGAGTGAGGTGCTAGTTTCACCTCCAAATATATATTGCCTTCCAAAATGAACACCGGGAATCGAACTCCGGCAGGTATCGAATGGGATTTATTCGAACTTACGACCCTCTCACCTGTTCCAAATGCTCACATAATCAGAACTAATTAACTCCCGCACCCGGTCGTAGTTTTCCGCCTACTCCTGTAACGGACGTTAGTGTTCTGAATAATTGTAATCTTATAGCCGTTGAGTAAGATTACAGCACTCTTTTGCTGATAACAGCACGGCTACCGTGAGACTAGCAGAGGCGGCTACTTATTACTGTAAATAATCTCTTATTTAGAAAGGAGTAATTCATTTGACATTCATTTCAAGAACCAAGGTTTCACCAAAACACAAGTCTATATTACTAGTCTCAACGTGAATTATGGGACTCGAACCCATCCGTCGGCCGGTTCCGATTCACACACGCTTAATAGAGAGATCTTGAGTTGCGGTGTATGTAACCCGTCTCTCTCCTAAGCCAGAGTTCATTTATTTTGAGTAGTTAAAGGCTTGCTCAGGCACACATTTCAAAAGTACTGCCGTTTTTATCAATCATTCGACATTACCATAATAAAGCAGTTTTTCCTTAAAAATCCGCAAATAGTCCGCAGAAAGTCCGCAAGATATCCGCAGACTTCATTTAGGAACCAAAACACTTTTATCAGGGCAAATCTTTGCAGCTTCCCATAAAGCTTTCGCCTGCATATCCTCACAAGTACGTTTGGGGATGTTAAGTTCTAATGCTACCTTATCCATCTTCCAATCATGGTGTACAAAACGGTAATCAAGAATCAAGGCATACAATTCATGTTTATCCCCCTTACTAGAGATATACTGCAGTAGATTTTCTCTTGATTTCCACTCATATTCAGCATTACCATAGTCAACCATTTTATAATCTGGATCATATAACGTTCTCTTTGGTAAACCATCAAAGTTGGGTGATCTAATAGTTAACGTTTTGCTTTGCGCTTCATCTTTCCAATCCCAATACTCTTTCAGCCAATCTTTAACCTTATCGCATGACTTTTTACGATTATACTTTTGAAATATGCTGTGCACGATAAGCTCCCCTTCTTGTGATATAATTGACTTGCTTTAATTTATATCTCAGGGGCGCTCCATGTGAGCGTCTTTTTGTTTACTGACCGATTAAATCTGTCACATCATAATCAATGCTCTTATACACGTTGTAATAGTCCGTGACCAGCTGACTGTTGCGTTTTCTTCTAGTGTGTGCTTCTTGAAAGTTAGTCGTGAATCCATACAGTTTCATCTTGAAGTCATGCTTACGTGGAACAACAACTTCAACCGGAATACCTGTTTTTAACTCAAATAGCGTAAAACGTATCTTAGTGGCCGCATCAACTGCTCGTTGATTAACACCACTCTTCACATCGTAAACGTGCTGTATCGAGCCGTCAGCGCCATATACTACAAAGTCAGGTGTATATGTAATTCCATGTTTGTTATATCCACCCAGGGGGAACTTGGTAACTACTTTATAGCTACGATGAATCTCGTATCGTTTACCGCTGTTCTCAATGAAACGGATAAAGAAGTCACGCTCCTTCACTGAATCAAAATTCCAGTCTTTGTAGTGTACTTTCCTACCAAAATGGTTCACTTCTTCATCCTTTCGTGTGTGCTGTCTACTTTAATCGTCGTTACCACTCCCAGCACAAAGCCGATTGCGCCAGTAACGGTTATTACTAGTAAATCGTAAATACTCATGATTCCTCCCTGTTTTTCTCCGACTACATAATCGCCAACTGCGCATTGACCCGTTGGATTTCTTGTTGTAGTTCGAACGGTGGGTACCAATTATTAATAAAGTCCACCGCTTTATCGTAATCTTTCATCGGTAAATCGTTATACCGGTCTTGATCAAATGTTTCACGATATGAGCTGAACAGGGCGCGATAAGTTTTTGATCTAATGTTTTTATCACAGTAAGCATTAGCATCTTTACCACCCAGTACTGTAATAATTTTTGCATTCCGTTTTTTAGTAAATGCGTGGGCCATATTACCAGGTAGACCCATGCGTTCCTTGATGTCTTTAACATCTTCGGAAAGACTTTCATAGCCCTTAGCGATAATCTGAATTTGCTCTGGTAAAGTAAGTGGCTTCTGCTGTTGAAGCTGTTTCTCCATCTTGTTAAAAGCATCAATGTACTTCAGTTTGAATTGAAGCGCCTGTTTTCCAGTAAAGCCCATCGCCAATAGAGAAAAGCCATCACGGTTCATGTAATAAATACGGCGATCCCGTCCATAACTATCTTGTTCCATAGATTCAATAAACATCTGCTCAAAATTGAGCACATCTCGCTTAAGCGCGTCTATATCGCGTAAAACGTTCTTGTGTAATTTTTCAAAATTATTAGCTACTTGCAAGCTAGTCGTTACTGCTTGCTGATCGTGCATAATTACTAATTCATTATCATTCATCGTTCTACCACCCTTCGTGCATCTTTCCGGCAATAAACGCTAATACGACAATTAATCCACTCGGTATCAACGTCCAGCCTCCTGCTATTTGCATGGTTACAATCACGATCAACGTAATCGCAAACCACAGAAACGCATATAGTACACTATCCATTTACTTCACTCCTCGCTGCCATTCTGCTATCAACTTCTGTGCTTTTACTACCTGATCATGGTCATACTCGTTGTTAATATATGTCCGCACAACTTTCATGAATCCATCACGTCCACCGTGAATTTCGCATTCGCCAACAAATCCATCGCCCGTAAATCGAATTTTGTTATTGGTTAAGGCTACTACGGTAAAATTGATTGCCGTTAATTCTGTGGTTAATCCTCTAAGGTTCATTAGCTACGTTATCCTCCTTACTCATCACTCAGTCTCACTCTTTTCTATCGCTCCTAAATTTATCTAAGCTAACGCCAAGTGCATCAGCTATCTTGCAAACATTGCTGAAACTTGGTTCATGACCATTTTTATAATTTTGCAAAGTATTCTGACTAACTCCCGTTATTTTTGACAAACGGTATGCCGACATTCCCTGTTTATCCATTTCATCTTTTATCTTTTTCCACAACATCTTGTGCCATCTCCACTTGTTATTCATAAATATAGTAGTATAATTACTTTCGCAATTAATAATAAAACTCCTTCTGAATAATTAATTGCTAATTTAACTAGAAGTGAGGTGAACTGTATGGATGATTTAACTCGTAAACTTCAACAAATGAGTAACGGTGCTCAAAGACTTCAGCAAAAACACAGTATCAGTTTCAGCGAAGTTTTCACTGACGAATTCGTCCGAAAATATACTGAATTCAAAACAATGAACGACTTCTTTAATAGTGCTGGAATTCATAGTACTGAAGAGTTTGAAGCATACCCAGACGAAAAGTTAAATGAATTTGTATCCAAGCATACACAATTCAACAACTTTCAAAGTATGTTCAATGAAGCTACTACCTCTTACATTGGCCATCAACTTGGCTTTTAAGTTTTAATTTGAAATCATTGATTTCTTCAAAGGTCTCATTAAGCTGTTCAAGCTGTTTTTTAGCAGTATCGAGCAGCTTTTTTAATTCATCTGCATTTTCTATTTCTAATCGAAAATTCCTCATCATTCAACCTCACTCGCTTTCACTTCACGAATTTCTGGAAACAAAGAGCCTGCTTCTGAAATCTGTGCTGTTTTTTTTCAGCTCGTTAATGCTGATAATCTCACACAATTTGCCCTCGTAATGAACGCCTGCATTAGCGTCATACAAGGCTTTTAATCGTTTGAATTTCATCAGTTCACCCGCTCTACTTCACTTTGTTTGACGTTTAAGAAATATCCAAGGTCAACCGTGCCGTCATCGTAAGTACTGGTTACTCGGTATTTATGACCTTGATAAATCACTAATTCTCCCCACATCTTGTTTCCTCCTACTCTCGAACATCTTCCAATCCCGCAAAATTAATCTGCTGACTAGTGCGATGTGGTACTAATCGACTAATTAACTTAGGATTATAGATTCGCTGTAATTCTTCAATGCTGTTGTTGGTCGTAGTAATTGTGCTCCTCAACACCCGATTGTTTTCCATGTCGTAGCGAGCAGTTGCCACCTCTTTAATTGCTTGCTGAACGTCTCGCTGGGCTTCTTTATCGCCGTTAACGCCACCCTCAGTGCCAAAATCATCAATCACTAACACGTCAACGTTTTTCATTGCTTCGATGATTTCATCTTTTCGCTTACGAACGTCTTCATAGCGGTAACTTTTCCAAAACATGCTGACTAGTTCCGTTGATGATACAAACATCGCTGATTGGTTCTGGTTACGCAATCGGTACATCATCGCTAATGCCAACGACGTTTTTCCTGTTCCTGGTGCACCAACAAGTAACACTTTCAAGGGCTTATGTTCCATCTCGTTACTAAGATTAAACGCCTGTTTAGCAACTTCTCGGGCTTTATTTACGTTCTCTTGAAGTTCGGGTTGCCATTGCTTGAATTGAAAATGAATTACCTGTCCGCCCTCAAATAGGGACTTACGGTAATAGCTTCTTAGCTTGGTTAGACCGGCTTTGTCTAGCCATCCGTTATGCTTCTGGATTCGATACCTTTTAGCATTAGCCTCGATTTGCTCTTGGTTAGAGAAATCAATACCTTGGTCTTGAGCCACTTTTGCCATTGCGGCAAGTAGTCCCTTATCTAAGCATTTACCGATGGGCTCCAATCCTGCTGTTGCCATCTTCATTACCTCCTTTAGCGATCAAATCCTTTCGGTGGTGTGTAATCTTTATTCCAAGGATCCTCTGGCACCTTTGATTTATAAGGCTGCCTGTTGTTATGTCGCTGTGCTTCTTCGTCAGCTTGTGCAACGCTTGAGATACCATCAGCTCGCAATCTGTCAAAGATTGATTTCAAATACTTCCAAGAATGTGGAGCTGGCCCATCTACCGTTTGATGAATTGCCCAACAAACCAGCGGATTGCCAAGATCATCAATTGCCTTTAAGAAAATAGCCAAGTGGTCCCCTTCGTTAGCGTTGATGTGATGCTCATGAATCAAATCAAACGGATTTTCCTCGCGCGCGTCTGCTGCTGCATTTCTTGTAGTAGTCTCTTGTGTATTCTCTGTAGTAGTCTCTGGTAGTCTATTGGTATAGGTTGACTCATTTTGAGTCACCCCATTGACTCGTTTTGGATCACTCGTTGACTCATTTTGAGTCAATCGTTGTTCAAAATCAGAAAATGCGTTGTAATCAATCCGATACCACTTTGTCTTATCGAATTTAGCCTTATTAAAATTACCGGTTACAATTAGCCCCTTCTCTTCTAAATCATCAAAGCAACGGGCCAATTTACTACGTGAACCAATCCAAGGAAACTGTTCCAGCCACTTATTCATACTGTTGTATATCCACTTATTGCCGTCAGCTTGAACATTATTAGTTCGCTGTAACCAGTAATGAAGTTGTTGTATAATTACCGCTTCATCTAAGCTTCCTAAGGCTTTAGCTAGGCTTGGCTGAACTTGTAGTGATGGTTCATCTAGTAATAGTTTGCTCATCGTCTATCCTCCCTAAATGAAGTTCTTTGGCTAACTCAGGCGTTACTTTAATGGGCTTTAAGTGGTAGCGTTGCATAAAGCTTTTGATACCCATTGCATGCCTGATAGTGTGATGCACTCTGCACAATGGCTCAATGTACATCCCGGTGTGATTAATTGTGTCTCGGTTACGTCCCATCCCAACGGTTGTTACATGGTCGATATCTGCATGCTCTTTTAAGCAAATAGCACAACGTCGGTGTCTTACGCACATTGTAACTCGGGGGAAGTCACTTGGCAGTGAATCCCAGATTTTCGTTCTGAATGGAATGTTTTCTTGAAACATAAAATCTAAAATAGTTGTAATCATGTAACTAGCAGTTGTAACAGAGCAATTCGACAAGCTAAATGGTTCGATGTTGAAAATCCCTTCAACCATGCTTTTGAAGTATGCTTTGGCTTCGTCTGGAACATATCCGGTATAAGTACAAAAGTCATTCAATAAGGCGTAGATTTTCTTACGTTGGTCTGGGGTAATATGTCGCCCGTCTTCAATTGACAGTTCGACTGTTGGCTGTTTGCCGTTAGCTAGGGTGGTTAAGCGACTAATACTTAACTCGTCATCTAGTGCAATCTGAACACTATTAACAGACGTACTAATTAACTTGCCATACAATCACATCACCCCGCTTGTTCCTCCTGTTGCATTTTCTTAGCTGATTTAAGCATGCTCTTTACAAACTTGATTGATTCCTTAAATTTGTCATTCTTTGATAGTTGATCATAATCTGAACGACTAGTCATAACTTCCTTAACTTCATCAAATACAGCTTTAGTGCTGGAACCAGCTACTCTAGCGTATTCACCGACTAATGCTTTATAGCGATTGGCGTTAGCTTCTAGGCTCTCTTCATGTTGCTTATTAGCTGACTTTGGGGCTTGCTGTTGCTGAGAATTAGCATTTTTCTTAGCTTCTGCTTGCTTTTCATCTTTTTCCGAAATATCGCCCATTGGCAAATCTTCGCCAGCGTATAAATTCAAGCCAAGTCCAGCCATTGCTAATGTTTTAACTAAACAACGCTTCTGAGTTTTGTTAATTTGAGATTGATCTGGGTCAATAACTGCCTTATTCTTGTTATCCATTACATACAAACTTTCAGTATATTTCTGACCATCAATTTTAAGTGTGCATGTAACCATCGTTCCAGTTGTTGTAGTCAAATATGGTACATTACGATTCGTTATTTCCCAATCATCAACAATCTTTTTATATATAGTTCCATATTTAGTTTTAAACTGTTGCTTATGTGTTTTAAGAATCATTTCCGGAAAGGTTTCAAATTCCGGTGTAGGTGTATCGGGATACTTTGCCTTAATATAGTTCCATGCCCATGACCAAGTGACGTACTTCGGACTAAATCCGTTACTCATCTTGATAACATCAAGATGATCTGAGACATCAATTTTCGACAGTGTTTCAAAAACCGATTTATTTTCAGTCATTCATCTTCACCTCGCTTGATTGGTAAGCTGCGTTCTTCATCGTGTAGTTGGTGTAATACCAGCCCACAAATCGCATCATTGACTTTCATCGTGGCAATATCTGCACTCAATCCAGAACCGTAAGCTTGCTGTCTAACTTGCTTAACAAATCTAGTTGCTTCGCCATAAGTGTCAAATTCCTTAGCGTCTCGCAATAGCATGTCTGACAGGCTAATCACAGCATCTTGAAAGCGTTCCGTCCATTCATCAATCTTCCCATTCATCGCCTAGTACCTCGTCTTCCGCTTCGTCCTCTGCTTGGTAGTCCCAATCGTCGTCTTCATCATCGACTTCGTCCATGAATCGGCGACGATAGTCTGGATTGCATTCATCATTCTTCTCTAACAGTCGGTCCCAATTTTGTTCAGGCATCAAGCCCACCCCATTTCTTCGGCAAATTGTTCATCATACATATCCGCTAATAAGTAGTAGACTTTAATGCGTCCAATCAAGACAGGAGATGTCTTTACTTTTGCAATAGACAATGTATCTGCCAGTTCTTTTCTATAAGCATCACGTTTACCCATGTAGTAGGCAGCACTTAATGGCATATCTTTGATTGCATTTAACATGTTTTCCATATATAATAAACCTCGAATCTAATATTTATTTTTATTACTTTTCTTGAGCACTGGAGCTTCCATCTTCAGCGCTCTTTTTTTGTTTCTCTGGTACTAGCAGTACAGCCATCAAGACAATAAACGTCCAGTTCATAGCTACAATCATGTCTTTCGTGTAGAACCAGAGCATTAAGAATCCACAGACTGCTGCTAGTAGTGTTCTAAGCGTGTTCATCGTTTTTCACCTCTTCTTTTCTTGTGCTTTACTGTGTGAGCTTTCATGAACTCGTCAATAGCGGTCTTACTGATACGCTTGGATTTACCAATTACTATAATCGGCAGTCCACGCTTTACATACTCACGAAACGTTACAGGTGATTTAATTCCCATATACTTCATTGCGTCCGTGTACGAAAAATACTCAGTATTAACCATCCCCCTTAGCCTCCTTTCGATGTTTCCCTTCATGCTTCACTTGAAAGCTATTCCCCAGCACAATCAGCATTGCGATTGCTACTGCTGTGAAAAATGTTATCTGTGCCATTACATTTCCTCCAAATACTTCAAGTGTGGATCTTGATGTGCTTCGTATTGTTTCTCTGAATAGAACGTCTCGAATTTCTGGTACTCTCTCAAGTCAATTCGGCCTCCGTAGAGGAACACTTTTCGCCACTGCGGGTAATGATCTTGTGCCCAGCTTTTGCGCCGACTTAACGTTGTTGGGGACATTGAACCCCATTCTTCTCTGAATTCCTCGCTTGTAAGTTGATACCTGTACGGACTCATTTGATCACTTCCTTTCTTTGCTATAATCACCTTGAGGAGGTGATTAAATTGCTACTAAATGAAGATTGTGTAAGAGATATTCTTATTCAAATTGCCAAAAAGCCAAATGACCATTCTTTCATTGATGACATGGAAATACGCTTAAAAGACAAGTACAATAAGGAAACTGTTTTCTATGCCCTTCAAATATTGAAAGAAGAAGGATATATCCATGCTGACGAATATTACGGTAATAATCAGCTAGATTTTTCTGTGGGAAACATGACCAAAAAAGGATTAGATCTTTACAGCAAAATCCAAAACGATGATGTTTGGGCCAGGGTTAAGCAATCATTACTTAAATTTGGTTCGAGCGTTTCCATGAGCGTGCTTTCTTCTTTAGCAACTAAGGCTTTTTTGGCATTGTTATGATGCCCCAATCATTTGCTTGCAAATCTCTTGCTTGCGGTGCCCAACGTTTTACTTTCAATTGATTGCCCTTATAAATTAGGCAACAATTATCTGTATCAGTTGGAACCATGTATCTACTAGGATCAAGCCAAGAGTTTCGGCGAATTCCCTCCTTGGGAGTTCGCTTTTTTAATGCTTCACTTATTTTCATTCCGCGCCTCCTTTCAGGCTGTTTGAAAACTAATTTTTAGCAATCTCATTTGGGCTATTAAGTCGTAAATCGGTTTTGAAAGTGATTCTCACGGTAGAAAGTGGCGAATCACTTTTTGTTATGGTTTCAAGGTTTTTAACCATCTTGACTTCTTTTCCGTTTAAGAAAATTCTTCGCCCATTAATAACAAGCTGATTTGTAACGCTATCTTCCATTCCGCACCTCCTTTGTTTTTTAAACATTATGTGTAACTTTCTTCCAAAAAAATACTGGAAGGAACTTCTAGTGCCTTCGCAATCATCAACGCTTTTTCTGCCGAAAAATCAGTTCTTCCCTTAATCATATTGGTTAATTGTTGATCTGACATTCCTATGCTAGTAGCAACAAAATGCTGAGTGATACCATGCTTTTTTAGGTACGAAACTAAAATATCGCTGGCATCTGATTTAACAACTTTGGGCATATAACCCCTCCTTTCGCATGGCAGTTACACCATTTGTTTAACTTTACGCCTATTATATTACTACCCCCAACCGTGTAAGTCAATACTTTTCTACACAATTAGTTTAAAATGATCAATATAGCGTGTAAAAAGTTATATACTTATAGAAAAGCATTAAACGGAAGGGGTAATCGCTGATGTCTGAATTTAGCGATAGATTAAAGTATCTTAGGGATTCCAAAGGCTGGACTAAAACATACGTAGCCAATCATCTGGGTATCAAAATGCAAACCTACGCAAATTATGAATACGGCATTAGAGAACCAGATTTAAAACTAACAAACAGCATAGCTAAACTTTACGGTGTTTCAACTGATTATCTTCTAAACGGTAAGGAAACGGCTAGCAGCGGTGAATCAGCTATGTCAAAGAATCAAAAGCTGGTAGCCTACTCAATCGACCCTGATATATCCGATGAAGAGCGACAGGCTATCATCGAAATGGTCCAAGCTGCTAAAAAGTTTCGTAAGCGTATCTAAACTAAGGCGGTGGCACTTATGTGTATGACCGATTTAGAAAAGATTGAAGATATGTACCCTGAGCTTAGATTTTGGGGCGTTGAAGTGAAAAATCCGCACTATCACGGACACATTGAAGGTAATGATGTCTACATTAATCTACTTCAGCCTGATATCGACTGGTTAAAGACAGCACTACATGAAACAACACATTATGATTTCAATTATGACGATTTATCTAATCAGCATAGGTATAGAACAATGTTGGCTGAGGGGTTTGCTCGTCGCCAATCTGAAATAGAATTAAAGAAGTTTTTACTAAATTGATATACGTCCAAACGTGATTGACGTTAAAAGCTATTATGAGGAGTACTTAAAATGACACGAAATGTTTTCAGAAAGCCTTCATTAAAAAGTCATTATCAGCAAAATACAAAGCACCATTTAAGCGCAAAATAAAAAAAGCACTGATTCCTGGATATGGAACAAAGACCGCTGGATGGCTTCATCCTAAGAAAAAGCTATACAACAAAATTTATTATCGAACTTCAGTGGATACTAGAAAACTTTTTTATAAATCTAATAAAAAACGTTTGAGTTCCAATTCGCAAGGTAAAAGTTCATTGAAGGGATTAAAATTATCTTTTAATAATGAAAAGATAGTAGATCATCCATTAGCAGCGAACATCTTGCTTTACTCCATTAAAATATACCAGGGATTATATTATCTGAGAAATATAGGAATTTTTGTTTTTGTTTGTGCTTTTTTAATTCCACTAATTAGTTGGTTTGTGTCACTAGCAATATGGTCTGTAATTGTTGCGATAATTGGAAGGCTATTTCTGAAACAATTTATAGATATATTGAATACTTATTTATCGTAAGGAGAATTATTAATATGAAAAAAGTAACTTTGGTCTGTGCTGTTATTTTGCTATGTGGAAGTTTAACAGCGTGCGGTAGTAAATCAAATCAAAGTACAAATAAGCAATCGTCAAGCAGTAACAAGGTAGTTAAACATCATAAAACTCAAGGTGCTATTGAAAAAGAGCAAAAGAGAAGTCAATCTACTCAATCAAACTCTTCTACTTCTTCCGTCTCACAAACTAATCAAAGTTTCAATAATGATAGGGTTGGAGATACACTTAATCAACCATACAAAGGATATCCAACTTATCGTGATTATCTGAACGCTAATGGTGGCGATCCTGATGTTCAGCGTCAAACTGATCAAATGCAAACACAATATGAAATTCAAAATGGCTACGCTAATCCTGATGGAACACCAACCGCTAAAGGTCAAAGTGTGATTGATGCATATAATAACGGAGAATTCGGTAATTAAACTTAAACCGGTCGCAATTGACCGGTTTAAAAAGAATTTCAAATGGATTTATATAATGCTTCTAAAAACTTATTATCTTCAATGTACCAACAGGTCGGGCACTATGAAGAAGTAAATGTTAATCACAAACAAATGAAACCATTGGAGAATCATGATGATTCACCTGTAAATCTTGGAGATAAAGTTGAATTATTATCAAAGCCTAGAGAGTGAGTCAAAGTTAATTAATCTTTTTAACGAAAAAATAACATTTTTATCATCTATTGCCTCTTTAATTGCAATCAAATAAGCCTCATTGTGATTTAGAGCTTCATTGTTTAGTAGTTTTTCAGACATGATAAGATATGTTTTTTGCTCAAACGTTAGAGAGTTTACGAATCTTTTCAAATAATTAAATATCATAATTAACACCTCATTTCTAACAATTATACAATGGAGAATATTATCATGAAAAAAAGTTTAATATGTGCCACTGTACTGTTATGCGGAAGTTTAGCAGCATGTGGTAGTCAAACGAGCAAGAAGAATAGTACATCTAGCAAAACCAGCAGCAGTAAAGCTATTAAGCATCATAAAAAGGCTACACAAACAGCTAAAACACAGAGTTCTAGTTCTTCATCATCTGCTGCAATAAGTTCTAGCAGTCAGCAAATTGCTCAAACTGGTAATGCTAGCGTTCAACAATCTACTACGAATGCATCTAATGCATCACAAATTAACAACAATGAGCAAGTATACACGGCTCACCCATCGCAAGGTGGAACTATTTATCAGACAAATGGTAATTCTGGTAGTTTCCAAGGAGATCCTGACACAATTGCTGCTACTCAAACAAAAATGCAACAGGCAGCAGAACGAATTGCTAACGGACAACAATAAATAAAACCCGTCGGAATCGACGGGTTTTAAAAGCAAATATTAAGAACGTATGTACGAAAGGAGAATTGTTATGTGGGTAGAAAAAAGAGCTAAGGATAACTATAAATTTGTTGAACAGTATAAGGACCCGCTTACGGACAAAAATAAGCGTGTTTCTTTAACACTTGAGAAGAACACCGCACATACACGTAAACAGGCTCAGGCGGCGCTAGAAGTCGAAATACAGCAAAGATTACTGCACGTTAAAGATGGAACGCTTAAACACGGTATAACTCTTAAACAGCTTTCAGAAGAATGGCTAAAAAATTATCACACTTTGGTTAAGTATCACACTTACGATAATGCCAAAAGCAGAACCCATAAAATAGTTAGTGACATTGGTAATGATGTTCTTGTCGAAAAAGTAAAGCCCGTTTTGCTTGAGGATTACCTCAATTCACTAATCTATAAACAGAACTACAAGAATTCTAGTGTAATGAAGTTCAAGGGAACTCTGGGTAATATGTTTAGATATGCCTACAAGCATAGCTATATTAAAGATAATCCAATTTCAGAAGTTGAAGTTAATTATCGAACCGAGGAAATAACCGAGAAAACTTCCCAGAAGTTTCTTGATGACGATGAATTAAAACAAGTCCTTGAGTTTATGTATAAGCGTTCTCCTCATTATGGACACTTCTGCGAGTTCCTGTACCTCACTGGTATGAGATATGGCGAAGCGGCCTCACTCTACCGCTCTGATATCCATAAGCAAGATAATGGCAAAGTAGTTGCAACCGTTAATAGTACACTCGTCAATGGTCAAAAGCAGCCGTCACCAAAAACAAGTTCAAGCCGCCGCGACGTTACCTTAACCAAGCGTGCACAATTAATAATTAAGCAAGAGTTGGTTGATCACCCTTTCAAATCTAATTTTATTTTTGAATCAAAACAGGGCCACCCGCTTGGTAACGTAGTTCTAAATTATTGGCTGCGTCAAGCAAAATCAGAATTGAAAATAGACAAAACATTATCACTGCATGCCTTCCGTCATACACACATTTCTAAGTTGGCAGAATTAGGAGTACCGCTTTACTTGATTCAAAATCGTGTCGGCCATAAAGATGCAGAAACAACCAAAGAAATTTATTTACATGTAACAAAAAAAGCCGAGCAAAAGCTCGACTCAAAACTTAATTTACTTTAG